ATCGTTGATATGGATAGCTACCTTTTCGTGCAGGTTATCAAGCGTGCCGTAGACTGCCATATGCTGATTTACGATATCGCCGATAGATGCTGCGCAAAGGAAATACTGCTGGCGCAGACGCAGCGACTTGCCCTCTGCGTGATTATCGTTTGGATACAGCACCTTTGTGATAGCCTGTGAGATGATGTTTCTGCCAAGAGCCTTTGAGTAGTCGCCCTTATTGAACATGGACATATCAAAGGTGGAAAGCTCTGACTTCCAAAGACGCAGCTTTGAAACTGCATCGCTCTTATAGCCTGAAACGTACAGGTCATAAGGAACTGCCATTACAGATGTATAATTCTCGTGTGTTACGCAGTGATACTGGTTATCCCAATACTCGCGCAGCTCGCCGTCAAAGCGTACCTCTACGGACTGTGTAGGCACGGGAACGAGCCAGGCGCTTCCGCCGGGGAGCCAGTTATCAGGAAGCTCTGTCTGCCAGCCCTCCTCGAGCTTCTGCTTGAAGATACCGTACTCGTAGCAGATGGAGTAGCCTGTTGCGTGGTAGCCGTCTGCTGCAAGGGCATCAAGGTAGCAGGCTGCAAGTCTGCCAAGTCCTCCGTTGCCAAGACCTGCATCAGGCTCCTGCTCGTACACGCCGTTGATGGAGATGCCAAAGTCCTTGAGCATTGCGATGGTCTGGTCCTGCATACCGAGGTTATAGATGGATGTTTTCAGCGAGCGTCCCATAAGGAACTCCATAGAAAGATAGTAGACCTTCTTTTTGCCCTCTGAATTGTGCTTTACTGTGAACAGTCTTCTCTTGGTCTTGAGTATGTTGACAACTATTTTGGTCAGTGCTTCGTAAACCTGCTGGTCTGATGCCTCGTCAGGTGTGGTCTGAAATTCGTCATGAAGTATGGTGACGAATTTCTTTTTAAGCTCTGCCTTTGTCATGATATTGTCTGAGGTGTTCTTTGCCATATCGTTTCTTCCTCCCGAATGGAGAATAAATCATCGTATTCTCCGAATAATTAACAAATATTGTAATGCGGATACAGTTAACCACTTTGATATTATACCACAATGCGACAGATTTTGCAAGCAAACGATTATGATTTTGTCACGTTTTTGCAAAAATTATCTGTAAACTATAAGAGAAATCGTTACATCAAGTAACTATCCTATTTATTATATGTTAGTTTTGCATAAATGTCAAGCGGTGAATGTGTGCAAAGTGACGATTTGTGAGTTTTTACATAAATGCGCAGGGGGCAGCTAATATTTTAGCATATTCATATACCTACGCATTTTGTTTGTGAAAGCACACAGTTTGGATGTCTTGAAACTGTGCAAACAAATGATAAATGTTTTGATTTGGACATATTTCTGTATTTGTTGCACGTTTCAATGCAACAAAAGCGGCGTTTGGGCGTATAGGTGAGAGGCAATTTTGAAAATGAAACGAAAGAACAGGAGGCAACATATGAAACGATTTACAACAAAGGCATTTGCGCAGCTGTTTGTGAGGCTGCGAAGCGGCAGTGAGACGGCTGTGAAGCTTGGTGTGGCGCCAAAGGACGCAAGTGCGCAAAGCGCGCGTTTGCTGGCGGATGAGCGTGTTAAAAAGGAGATCGCGCGGCTTGATGAGAGCGACACGCAGACGCTTGCGTATGTTAAAAGCGGTCTGTCGCGGCTTGCTTTCGGTCAGGTGAATGACGCGGCGGCTCTGGTTTTTGCCGAGCAGCCTGACCCTGAACAGATAGCAAGTGCAGATCTTTTTAACGTGAGCGAGCTGAAGCGTGTAAAGGGCGGCGGTGTTGAGGTAAAGTTCTTTGACAGGCAAAAGGCGCTTGAAAAGCTGTACGAGCTTGACGGTGAGATGCACGGACGCGGCAGGGCGGAGGACTTTATGAAGGCACTTTGCACGAGCGCGCAGGGTGATATTTCTCACCTGCTTGATGAGGAGGGTGAGCAGTGAGCGTTCCTGTTTTTTCAGACAAACAGATGTTTGTGATGCGCTGGTGGTGCAATCCTGATTTCAGACGCTTTGACGGTATCATCTGTGACGGATCGGTGCGCTCGGGAAAGACGATGTGTATGTCGCTTTCATTTGCGATGTGGGCGATGTGCCGATTTGACGGCAGGAGCTTTGCGCTGTGCGGAAAGACAGTCGTTTCTCTGCGCAGAAATGTGCTGACCGAGCTTATCGGGCGTATGCGCAGTATGGGTATGACGGTAAAGGAGAAGGTCAGTGCGAACTATATGGAGGTCACATACGGCGGCAGGCGAAACAGGTTCTACTTTTTCGGCGGAAAGGACGAGGGCTCGGCGAGTCTGATACAAGGCATCACGCTGGCGGGGCTTTTGCTTGACGAGGTGGTGCTTATGCCGCGAAGCTTTGTAGAGCAGGCGGTTGCAAGATGCTCGGTGGCGGGCTCAAAGATATGGTTCAACTGCAATCCCGATAACCCGTACCACTGGTTCAAAAAAGAGTGGATAGACAAGCACTGTGAGAAAAATCTTATATACACGCATTTTACGATGAACGACAACCCGTCACTTTCAAGGGCTGTGAAAATGCGCTACAACAGGCTTTACACAGGGGCATTCCGCAGGAGGTTCGTGCTTGGCGAATGGACTGCAACGGAGGGTCTTGTTTACCCTATGTTTGACCCTGTTAAGCATATATTCAAAGGAAATATCAATTGCGACAGATACGTTGTGAGCTGTGACTACGGAACGGTAAACCCGTCAAGCTTCGGACTGTGGGGTCAGTCGGCAGGCACCTGGTACAGGCTGGACGAGTATTACTACGATTCGCGCGTGCAGGGTAAACGCAGGACGGACGAGGAGCATTACGAGGGCTTATGCCGGCTTATCGGCGACAAAAAGGTTGAGATGATAGTATGTGACCCCTCGGCGCAGTCGTTTATACAGTGCATACAGCGTCACGGCAGGTACAGCGTGGTGCCTGCAAAGAACGATGTCGTCTGGGGCATAAGGCTGGTATCTGACTGCATAAGGCTGGGCAGGATAAAGTTCAGCGAAAAATGCACAGACACTATCAGGGAGTTCTCGCTTTACCGATGGGACGAAAAGGCAGGAAAGGACTGTCCCGTAAAGGAGAACGATCACGCAATGGACGACATCAGATATTTCGTTACGGCATTTGTATCTCAGAGCGAGCGTGACTTTTTTGTGATGTCGCTTGACAGAGATACGGAAAATTTATGAAAGGAGTGATCGCTTGGGCATTTTTCACAAGCGCAGAAAAACCGATGACGAGCTTTCGGCGCTTTCGGCGGTGAACGCTGACAGGTGCGAGGAGAAATTCTCTTACCATATCGCGCACGATGCGGGGTATCTCGAGAGCGAGATATATGACAGACTGCGCGAGAACGTACCTGTCATAGATGCGTGCATCGAGAAGATAGTCAGGCTGGTGGGCGATTTCAGGGCGGTTGCCGATGACGAGCGCTGGCAGGACGAGCTTGACCGATTTTGTCAGAACGTGCCTGTAGGCATTTCGGGAAGGTCGATAAACACCTTCGCGGATATGTACCTTGACTGTCTGCTGACCTACGGCAAGGCGGTCGGCAGGGTGTTTACCGACAGGCAGAGGCTTTGTGTAAGGGGCTTGTATGTGGGCGACCCGACGCTTTATCACATAACTGTCGGTAAAACGCCGCTGGATATGAAGGTGTACGGTTCGCACAGCGGTCGACTTATCCCTATCAGTGCGCCGCAGAAACTTTTATACACCACACTCAACCCAAGTCCGAAGAACCCTGAGGGTGTGTCGCTGCTGCGAGGTTTGCCTGCGATAAGCAACATACTTATGCGCATCTACGAGTGCATAGGGCAGAATTTTGAGCGCGCGGGCAACGTGCGGTACGCGGTTACATACAAGCCGTCATCTGACGCGGGGGACAAGCTTTATGCAAAGGAAAGGGCTATGGCTATCGCAAAGGAGTGGTCTGACGGAATGAACGCATCGAGAAACGGCGTGGTAAAGGATTTTATCAGCGTGGGCGATGTGGACATAAGGGTGATAGGTGCGGATAATCAGATAATCGACACGCAGGTACCTGTACGTCAGCTGCTTGAACAGATAGTTGCAAAGCTGTCTATACCGCCGTTTCTGCTGGGGCTGAACTGGTCTACGACGGAGAAGATGTCATCGCAGCAGGCGGATATTCTGACAAGTGAGCTGGAATACTACCGCAGGCTGCTCACGCCCGTACTTAAAAGGGTGTGCGATACTTTTTTGCGGCTGTGCGGTGCGCCGTGCGGGTGCAGCATCAGCTGGGCAAATATCAATCTTCAGGACGAGCTTGCGCTTGCAAGGGCAAGGCTTTACAACGCGCAGGCGGCGCAGATCGAGGGAAAGGAGGAAGGCTGATTGGAAAAGGCATTTAAGATCACGGGAGAGGTAATGGAGAAGATAAACCGCTTTGCTGTGCAGCCGCTGGAGGAAAAGGACGTTTTCTGCTTTTCTCTTACGCTGTGCGACAACGATATTGACCGCGATGGCGAGAGGTTCTCGGACGAGGCGCTGGACAAGCTTGCCAAGCTTTTTATCGGCAAGACGGGTATTTTTGACCACGATCCCAAGGGCGAAAAACAGACGGCGAGGATCTTTGATACGCACATCAAAAGCTTTGACGGCAGGCTCACAAGTGACGGAAAGCCGTACCTTGCGCTTTGTGCGAGCGCCTATATGGTGCGCACGGGTGCTAATGCCGATCTTATCAAGGAGATAAGCGGCGGTATCAAAAAGGAGGTATCGGTGAGCTGTGCGGTGGCGCGGCAGATATGCTCTGTATGCGGTGCGGACAGAAGCAAGAGCGCGTGTGCGCACATCAAGGGCAGGCAGTACGGCGAGAAGCTGTGCTATGTGACGCTTGATGAGCCGACAGATGCTTACGAGTGGTCGTTTGTGGCGGTGCCTGCGCAGGTGAATGCGGGTGTGACAAAGCACTATGACGTAAGGCGTGAGGAATCGCGCACGGTGAGCAAGCTCAAGGGGGAGCTTTCGCAGGCAGCAAAGCGGCTCGCGGCGGCGTATGAATGTGTCAGGGGCGATGTTTTGCGGCTTTCATATTTCTGTGAGCCGTTTTACAGCGCACAGCAGGTCGCAAAAATGACCGAGGATATGGACATTTTGCAGCTTATAGAGCTGCGCGCGGCGCTTGAAAAACAGGTGCAGGGCACAGGTGATGATGACGGCGAGAGCTTTATAACGCGCTTGCCCGATAAGGATGACAACACGGATTACACAGTTTAAAAAGGAGAGATGATAATGTACACAGATATCAAACTTGAAAAGGGACTTTATTCGATCACAGGAAAGACATTTACACAGGCGCTTGCCGAGCTTGATCCTGACAGCGCTTACGAGAACACCGAGCTCAAGGGGCTGGATGCTTTTGAAAGACAGCTCAAGCGCTTTGACATCAAGGTAAAGGGCGCAAACTCCGACAGGGTTGAGAAGTTCTTTTTGTCAACACAGTCGGCGGTGCTTTTCCCGGAGTATGTAAGGCGCGCTATCAAGGCAGGTCTTAATGCTGCGTCTATTCTTCCGCAGGTGGCTGCGACTACCACATACACTGACTCTATGGATTTCAGAGGGCTTACGGTAACAAGCGACGGCGAGAGCGACGTGGTCGCACAGTGCGGCGAGCTGCCTGTTACTACGGTCAAGCTGGCGGCTTCTTCAAGCGCGCTGACAAAGTTCGCAAGAAAGCTCTCTTGCTCCTACGAGTCTGTCAGAAAGCAGCGCCTTGAGGCATTCGGCGTTATACTGCGCAATCTCGGTGCGGCTATCGCAAGAGATGTCAACGGACTTTGCATGGCGCAGATCACAAGCGGCATCACACCTTCGCATATCGCAGGAGATGAGATCACCTACGCTGACCTTGCGGCTTTCTGGAGCAGCATGAGCGAGTTCAACATGACAACTATGGTCTGCAAGCCCGAGACTATGGCAAAGATACTCGGTCTTGAGCAGATGAAATACTGCGTGGGCGACTATATGACAAGCGGTATGGTCAAGACTCCGTACGGCGTAACGCTGGTGAAATGCTCACAGCTTGAAAGCGATGTTGCGGTAGGTATTGACAACAGCTGCGCGGTAGAGGCTGTTTTCGGCACTGATGTTGTGGTCGATTTTGACAAGCTGATCTCTACGCAGTGTTCGGAGATCGCCTGCTCGGTAACTGTGGGCTTTTCAAAGCTCACCGACGGCGCGGTAAAGGTGCTTGACACTGATCCGTCATAAGCAAACGGCTAAGGCTGCGGCGGGTGCGGTTTGTGCCCGCCGAGCTATTATCTGCAAAGGAGTGAGAGAATGGTCAGGATAAGCTTTGAGAATGTTGTTGCGCATTTTACGCACCTTTCGGGCTGCGATGTTGATGAGGTGAACACCTATATCTCCCTTATTGAAAACGCGTGGCGCAGGATAAGCGCGCTGCTTGACGAGAACAAGGCATCGGCAGGCTGCATAGCAAGTGCGGAATATGCTGCGGGTACATATGCCTTTTACGATTACATCTGCACACAGCACGCAAGGGAAAAGATCATATGCACGCTTTCGGGAAAGGCATCGGCTGATGTTGACTACAAGGGCAGGCAGGAGGCTGCACGGGCTTTGCGCGACTCTGCGCTTGAGGTGATAAAGCCTTTTATGCTCGGGTGCGATTTTTTATTCAAGGGAGTTGACGGCTGATGGATAGTTTAAGGCTTATTTACAGCAAGCTGTGGGTGATACTTGATGAGCGCGGTTTTTTGCCGATGACGGAGTTTTCGGCGGTGGACAGCCTTATCCACAAGGACGAGATGCTGGGCGTGATGTGCTTTGAGGGTTCACAGACTGTGGCAGAGGCTATAACATATTCAAGCGGGGAGTTCTGCATTGAGACAGACCACAGGATATGTCTGCACCTGTACGGAAAAAGCGGCGATTTTGTTGATTATGAAGATCTGACGGATGCTTGCTACAACGTGTTTTACGATGTGCTGAAAGACAACGGTCTGCTTATAGTGAAGATGGACATATCAAAGGCGGTGCAGTCGATGCCGCTGAAAAGGCTTGAGAGGCGCATCGAGTTCACGGTGCGGACTATTGAAGGTGCGGAGGTGGAGTAATTGTACAGACGGTTTATTCAGCACAGCGCTGTTTGCGGTCAGAATGCGATATCTTTTGACAAGCTCACGGTTTCGTATGAATACGCGCTTTCGCAGCAGGCGCTGTTGTCGGGCGGTTTTGAGAGTGCTGTGCTTGGTCAGAAATGGTGCGAGATAACGATCGAGGGCAGCATTTCGGGTGACGACAGAGAGATATACGAACGTTTTATCGCGGCGGCAAAGGGAGCGCCCAAAAGTCTGCTGGTGGATATAACGACCTACGCAAACTGTATTCTGCTTGAAAGCGTGCTGACAGTTCTGCCGGACAGCAGGATAGAAAGGTTTGTGATAAAGTTCAGGAGTGTGGAGAATGGTTAGCGGAATAAAGATCGTTTTGAGTGATCCTCG